GCGGCTTTATTTTCCTGATCCTTGATCGCAGCGGTCATATACTCTGCGGTATCCGGCACATTTTGAGCCCTCTCAAGCCTTATCTGATCCAACACCCTATTTTGGTCGCGCGTTTCCTCCCAAGCGTCTTCCGCAAGATCTTCATCGTCTGGGAACGCTTTGGCGAGTTCAACAGCCGTCATAGATGCGTAGTCTTTGGGGGCACCTTTCTCTTGCATGGCCTTGTCCTCCTCGGAGTCCTCGTCTTCCTTCCCATCCCACCAGTCTGCGATAGCTTTCCCGATTGCAGCGGGAATATTCATGACCCACTTAATCACATCCCAAATTCCTTCCACGATACTTACAATTCCAGTCCATACTGCTTTTATCACTTCCCAAACACCCTTCAGAACAGTCCATACTAATTTAATATATGCTCCTACCACCATTACGAGAACCTCCCACACTCCTTCAAGAATCGTCCACACCACTCCAAGAATTGTTCCTATTACTTTCAATTGGAATCCTACTACTGCTTTTATAACTCCCCACACTACTTTAAGAACGGTCCATATTCCTGAAAGAATTCCTCCTATTACTACTTTAAGAACATTCCATATCCCCTTTAAAGCTGACCAAATTTCTTTTCTAAAGAAAACTACCAAGAGAGTGAGAGCAGCCAATATCCAACCGATAACTGGGATCATTGATATACCAGTTGCAATAGCTGATCCTATCGCTGGTAAAACAGAATTGAATGCAAAAAGGAATGCTTTCCCAAGTCCACTTAGAAGCAGCATAGGCAATCTTATCAAACCCTTACTCAGGAATCCAACCCCTTTAACGAGACTCTTAAAGCCACTTTTAGAAATTTCCCAGGTACTCTTTAAGATGCTCTTAGCATCTCTTACCTGTTGACCTATCATAGATTGAAATCTAGTCCGCACTCCTCCTGGTCTTCCCAGGGGGGATTGACCCCCAGGTGTCTTCTTAGTAAAATAGTCTTTTCCTCTACCTTTAGCTTTTTGATATGCTTTAGTCAGATCTTTCATTGCATTAGCTAAACTTGCTCTGGATTTTGCATCCTTATCACTCTTCCCAAAGAGCTTATTTAAAACACCTGTTAAACCTATAATAAGTTTCTTAAATAGTATGAACGCACCAATTACAACAGTTAACCCTACTAAAGCTTTAGTAAGGGGGAGTACCCATGGGAGGTTAATAAATTTTAATACCCAAGTCGCAAACACAGTAAAAGCTTCTTGAATAGGAGATACTACAGTATTCCAAAAGTTTTTCCACGTATTATTGAAATCTTCATTAACTGTATTCTGCCTGTCTACTTGAGCTATGTACTCGTCAATGGGCATATCCCCAGCCGCTTCCTTCATCCCCTTGAGCCACTTACTCAACTCTAGAGTATGGGATCCAAAAGTATCTGAATAAGCTTTTAGTGCATAGGCTTTATCTATCGAACCTCTTGTCCATCTATCAACTTGTTTTTCATTAGCTAGAGCAGCCTTTAAAAGCATCTGACTTGCACTGTTGTACATATCCCCTTCATTATTCAACAATGCCTGTCTCTCATCTGTTACACCTAGGAGAGCAGCCTCTACTATTTTGCCCCCATCAGTTAAGGCTGCTATTAACTGCGAACTCAAACCTGCTAATGCAGGACCTAATTTAGCATCTAATCTAGTAGCCGCTTCGGATATCTCTGCCCCCACATTCAAGGCAGCAAATACTTTCATTTGGTTCCCTAGCTTACTTAGAGCTTTTACAAGCTGGTTACCTGTAAGTCCATATTTTTGACCTACTGACATAGTAGTTTGTGATAACCTATCTAATTGCTCGTCATTAAATCCTAATCCAGCCGTATTCTTAACCATACCAGAGATTAATTGTTTGTTCGATCCGGTTGTAATTTTAGACCATAAAGATAATTTAGACAGTGAGGCAGTATTTCCCCGAAGTCCTTGGCTCCACAAACCAAATTCATTACTTAGGGCTTCAGTATACCCAGTGATAGAACCAGCCATACCCCCCACAATATTAGAATTATGAGCCATTGCCGATTCTAAAGTTCTACCTTGGGCTAATGCTTTATCTTGCAGCCCAAAAGCAGCTTTCATGGTATCGCCAACTACGTCCGTAAGCTTCCGTGAAGCTCGGGCCATTATCGGTAACCCCTTAAGATACCTATCAAAAATCCCTTTGCTCTGCTTCGTTTCAGTAACTAATGCTTCCAGACTTTCTTCAATCTCTTTTAGGAGTTTTTGTTCTTCTTTAGCCATGGATTATTCGCCTAAGGTTACCTTATATATCTCTTTCATACTGTTTAGTTTATAAGTTCTAAAACTGTCTATTCCTAATAATTTAATAAGACTCTCTTTAATCTTACCATAATACGAAGCAAGCCGCCTCTTCTTATATAGGTTTTCTAGAATAGCCTCGATAACAGCAGAAGAATCTCCATTTAATTTAAAACAACTAAGAAGTTTACTATCTAGACCTGGGAATACCCCATCTCCCCGTCTACATTTAACTACTAAAACTATCCTCTGCGCTTTGCTGCCTACTCCACTTCCTAAATAATACCTAAAAATCAAAATATTCCCAGGAGTCATGCGATCTGCGCTGGGAGGAATCATAGTGAGAAGCTTCTGGTGATCTTCCCCCACATCATTTAAAAATTTTTGAGTTTCTTTTGAAATTTGAAACATTTTGTCTCTTATATTATAGATTTAAGGCACGTATGAACACAGACGTAGATTTAATAGATTTTATGGATTTAGTTAATTATACCCTTCATAAAGATTTTGTGGAAAAATGGAGATATAAGTATTCTGAAAAATTTATTAAGCATTTTCAAATAAGGATATTGGAATCCTTAAATAAACAAAAAGTCTTAAAATTAAGTAGTCTCTACAATTACCTCACTAAGAAATGTAGATACTCCTCTGACCAAGTAGAAAACTTTTTTACATCAATAGACATAGATATATACTATCCATTAATAATAAATGACAAAGCTAGATCAAAATGATATCGTGGAATCTGCCTTCCTATGTGTACTCATAGAAGCGTTAGGATCCTTAGGGCTCCTGGTAGGCACCTTGTTTTACCTAGGTCTTAGCCTAGTAGCTCTATTTTGTGGGTTCTTACTTATTGGATCGAGCATCTCGGATCTTCTGAATGCGCTCTTCACATAACCTTCCAGAATTAAATTCAGGGCACAGGTTCTTATAGCCACACCAGTTGCAGAACTGATTCTGCATAGCTTTAAACTCATCCTTCTTCATCTTTCGGATCTTCCACATCTGATCCACCTTCTCCCTCAGGTACTGCCTAATCTGATTTAGAGAATACTTACATGTGACGAAGTGATTGGTGAGGGGGTAGTAGTGAGCCACTACAATTTTATCGAAGGATACACCCAGCTTCTTGTGGATAGCGTATGCATACCCCTGCATCTGTCTGTCTTGATAGAGATCTAACTCAGATAACTCTCTCTTGGAGGTCTTATAGTCGATGACAAGGTAGCCACCGTCCGTGCCTTTAATTACTCGGTCAATGATACCATTGAGCTTAAGATCTTTCTCCTTATCATACACAATCTCGTACACCATCTCTGTTGAGACTGTCTCAGACAGGGAAGCGTTGAAACGAAGAAAATTCTCTAAACAGGTTTTGATCTTCGGGATATAAGATTTTGAAAAGGTGTAGTCTTTTTTGACATCCTCGGCTATAACAGATAGCTGGGCGAGCGTTGTTGCTTGATAGCCGTCTTCAAAGATTTTATGGATATAAGAACCAAAGTGCAAAGGATCAGTATTAGTCCTCTCCTCTTTGAATCGGTCCACATACCGATAACGGTACTTCAACTGGCATTCTTTAAAGGTCTTAGATTTTGATTCGGAAATTGTATTTATGAACATAGTTGCTCCTCAGTTTATTAGAGACTACCTGCTTGAAAAGTTCAAGGATAATTATAAGCTCTCCTCAGGCGAGAGCGAGTTAATAGTCCCTTCAGTATTTATATCTGACGATTGGAAGAGGCATATGAGTATCAATTTAGATACAGGTCTCTGGCAATGCTTTAAGAGTGGCAATAAAGGTAACTTCATCCAAATATATGCTTACCTAGAAGGTATTACCTACAATAAGGCCGAAGCAGATATCATGTTTAGGGAGTTCAATAATACTCTTCCTGTAGTTCCCCCTGCTGCCCCACCTAAGCCATCCACTTCTACAAAAAACTTAGATTTAACCGACGTAACCCTGGAGTCGCACACCTCTTCGGACCCATTAATACAAAAAGCCTGGGTCTTTTTATACGAACGTAAGCTCTTTAACCTTGAAACAGGGGATTCTAAGTACTATATTGCTCGAAATGGAGCCTATAGAGGGCGTTTAATCATTCCTTTTGAGGAAGATGGTCATTTCTTTTACTTTCAAGCACGTAGTTTAGGGGACGAAAGCCCTAAATACCTTAACCCCTCTGATGAGTGGGTAAAACCTTCGCACATTCTGTACCCATACGATGAAAAAGCTAAGAGCTTAGTAATATGTGAAGGACCCCTGGATGCTATCTCCCTCCAAATTCAAGGAGTGAACGCAACGTGTACTATGGGGTGTTCCGTATCAGAACATCAGGTAGAAATTCTTAGAAACTTTGAAGGAAAAATCATTATAGGATATGATAACGACGATGCTGGCAAACGGGGAGTTAGTAAATTTGATTACCTTAGAAAATTAAAAAGGATGGCAGACCTGTATATCTGCCATCCCCCTTCGGAAGTAAAAGATTGGAACGAAGCTCACATGAAGGGCTTCGACCTACAGCGGTTCATCAACCTGCGTACTGAAGAGTACGACTACACATATCTCATGAATCACCTCCTTACGACACTGTGAGATAAAACAGCGGACTTATGATCGTCTCGTTCAGGAGAGTATATTTCACCTGTACACTGTAAGTCCCCGTAACACTACCGAATGTTCCATTTGTGACGGACGATAGAGATTTGAGAACCGTTGTATCCCAATTAAATAAGAGGGTGTTGTCTTTAGTCACATCTACAGCGGAACTCGTATCTGAAAACGCAGATACAGTAAAGGGTCCGTCGAAGTTTGCATCATAATTTACTTTTTTAATTTCCATAGATCCGCTAGTTATAACCGAATCTTTGAAAATATTTTGAATAGATTTAGGCAGGTCACGATTTTGGACAGTAGACTCTGTGCCCACTTTTAAATCTACTTTCTCTCCTAATCGTATATGCTTATTAAAGAGATTGTTGCTTGTGGTAACAAGAAGTGGTTCTGTGAAAGCAAAGAAAGTATCTTCGTATAAATCAAATAAATTTGTGATTACTTGATACTTCGAAGCTGAATCTAGCTTCACTGTCCATAGATCGGAATACTCATTAACCGCTGATAAGCTGGACACAGCCACCTCTGAGGCAGAGTAGGTATCCCACCCAGAGAGAGCTAAGGTCTCGTCTAGAACAACAACATACTCACCCGTGCTAATCCTATAGATCCCACTTGCAGTAGTAGCGGGAGTATAATTACTATCATCAAAATTAGCATGAGAAGTAACAGTTTGCCCCGATGCTCCATAAGTCATCAGAGGCAGAGCACTTACTAAATTGTCAGTTCCTCCTACTACAGTATTTGGACTGAGGGTAGATGATCTCTTAAATAATTGAACTGAGCTAATTTCGTAAGGATCTACGTATGCACCATCATTAATAAAAAAGGTACGAAGGCCAATCCTTTGGCTAATATTGGGCCTATTACCCCTATCTACTACTGTTGTGTTGTTTATTAGCATTGTTTTGCTCTTGTAGTTCTTTTTTATAAAGTTCTAAGAAAACATGTCGTTCACAGCGACTCATTTGCTTAACATCTTCATAAGTAAAACGACATTTCCTTACCAGTATATATACCTCTAAGAGAAGATTTTCTAAATTAAAACTATCTCTTAGCTCTCGGTAAAAAAATCAGTAGTCACCGGCATGTCTATAATTTCATTATGATTGCAAAACGTACACAGAAACCGGACTTGGGTGTCTATTCCATACTTATTAGATGACAAAGCTTGAAGAAGAGCATGAGCATCTTTCAAAGGTAGCTTTTTAATTACCTTAGATATGACTGTAGAGGAAGTATGTCCATCAATCTCCTCCACAAAACGCCACAGGTTATTTACCGCATGTTCAGCATTAGAAAAATACGACTCATCCTTTACTCTGGGGAATCTAACTTTAATCTTTTTATTTAGGACAGGCAGCGTTATTTCCTGAGGATTAGTTAAATCATCCTCCACAAAATTGGTATTTAATTTAGACATTTCGAAAGTAATTCGATTGTCTCTCCTACATCCTGGGCACGGGATTACTGCTGTATACTCGTCCCCGTAAGAAAGCTCCCGCAACTTTACTGTGAGGTATAGTTTATCGAACTGAAGAAGATCCTCAATTTTAATATTCGACACACATCTAGATAAAAGAACATTTAGAATATCTATGTTAACATTCTTATTAGACATCATTGCCTTTTCATCTGAAAAGGTCATCGCTCTAATAGTAATGGGTTTAGATGGATCTTCCAATTGATAAAATTTATTTTTAGAAGGTAGCTCAACACTAACCTCTTCTACAGGGGGCGCATTCTCTAATAATTGTTTAATGATCTGGTCATCAGTTAGCTCGCTTGCTTTTTTTACTGATGCCCCCGCCTCAGATACAGTTTTTTGCTCTTCGCTCATAAAATACTCCTAAGTAATTACAGGTCTCTTTTCTATAATAGTCTGATGAAAATTCAAATAAATATTTTAAATTCTCAAATCCTCACAGATAACCAAGAACTAGTGGATTCCTTATATAGGTTGTATTCTGAAAAATCTCCTGGTTATCAATATTCAACGGCATATAGAAATAGAAACTGGGATGGTAATGTACATTTCATTTCCAGAAATGGTACGTTTAGAACTGGATTGCTTACTAGGATTTTAAAAGATTTAGAAAAGATTAAGTGTACTCCTGACCTTGAATATGTTTATCCCCTTGAGGACTATGATATACAGGAGTGGGATATTCCAAATTTTCAATACTACAGTTATCAAAAAGAATTAATCCAAACTGGGCTAGATAAGAAGAGAGGGGTAATAAACTCCCCCACTGGTTCAGGAAAAACTTTGATTATTGCAGGTCTTGTCAAGGCGTTAGCGGGTCGAAAAATGGTTCTTCTTTTCAATGCTAAACAACTCCTTACCCAAACATATGATTTTCTTACTAAAGATTGCGGGATCCCTAATATTGGCTTATGTTTTGGTGAAGGCTATATATACGGAGATATCATCCTCTGCACTGTCCAAAGCATTGAAAAGATATTGGAT